TGTGGCAACTCTTGCAGTCGCAGATCAATCCAACGGTTTTCGGTAATATCTACCGGATTATCGAGATCAGCCACAATAGATACTGTCTCAAAATCAAACTTTTTCTTATAGGTTTTTACTGAGATGTCGCCATTTTCAAGTGTTTCATAAATCACTGAAAACAGGACATTGCCATTTGCATCTTTTGGAGTTTCAATATACCAGCCTGTTTGTGCAAAGCCGGATGAGTCTTTAATTAGATAGTCACCTTCACCCAACTTCTCAAAAGTAATGTCTTGCTGTTGAGCCTCATCATTGAGTTCAATATGATCTGCAAAAAGCTGAACGATTGGTGAAGCGTTTTTAATAAAACCATTCGCATCAATCGCTGTATTTGCAGATGTTTTTAGTTCATACCAAGGGCTAGCTACACCAGAAAACAAGGATCGAAATGCCATTCTGCTCTTTCCAACCATAACTTTATAACTAATGCTATTTGTGTATTTCAGGCAGATTGCCATAGCGCCAGTCACCGCCCCCGTACCCCATGTTGCAAAGGGGGTATCTTTGTTGCTTCCACCATGACCCATAAAACCGGTTAAAGCATCATATTCGCCCTCTACCAAAATCTCCGAATGCAATAACGAACCCAACCCATAATCACCGACTTTCATTACGCGACCTACAGTTGAATCTGTTGCTGATGTTGTAAGCGTCGCAGTTGCTGCTGTGCCTAAACCTAGATTTGTACGTGCCGCTGCCGCTGTCGTTGCGCCCGTTCCCCCTTTACTTATTGGAAGCGCAGCAGGTAATACACCTTGAGTGGTTGCACCCAATTGGCTGTATAGCTCATCATCATTCGCCTGTAGTTTTGCCGAGCCTGAACGAAACGTGTCACCACCTGCGCCAGTTGGTGCAGTGCCTGGATTAATTGTTTGCTTAGCCATAATTTACGCCCACAAAAAAGCCCTCGATTGAGGGCATAAAATTGATTGAATTTAAGGTTTAAAGTCTTGTGTGAAAGTGGTGGATATTGACCAAACATCACCACCTAGACTAACTGGTGTGTAGTCGCCTGCGACCACTCGTACCTCGCCATCTAAAGGCGAATCCCAAAGAAATGAGTCAGCACCTTTATGTGCATCAAAAAAGGCCTTGATCTCTTGTATCAAAGCCTTCTTGCCTGTTCTCTTGTACGCCCATGTGCCTGACCGGTTGTTAATTCCAACACTCGTTCGCTGTGTATATCCATCCCCAAAACTGGATTGAAGGACTTTAAAACTTGAGGTTTGGGAGTTTCCGTCTAGGTCATTGCACCAAGTGAATTTTTGATTGCTCATTTAGATAACAGGCCTCCTTGGCGTTGTTCTTGGCGAATGATAGTGCGGACAGCATTGCCAATCATCTGCCCGAGCTGCTTCTGATCCGATTGGTTAGATTGTGTTGTCACGCCTGAGTCGGTGACATGCACATTAATTTCTACGTTGCCACCCCCATTCTTCTGATTAGCAATCATGCCTTTCAAGTCAGCATTCGTCCGACTATCAACAACACGCTCCCCCTTATCTAGCAACCATGTGCCTTCTTTCGGGATATTGTCGATACCGTCGTGGGCCATACCTGCGATGGTTTGACTGGCAATAATACCAACCGATGCGTAACCAATACCTCTGGTCATCATTGACATGAATCCGGTTGGGTCTACTTTTAATGCTGCTGTAGCACCAAGCTCGGTATTGATAACTGCTTGACCAATAGCAATCATCTGCTGAGCTAAAAACATGGCTTTATAGGCAGCACTTGATTCACCTGCGCTATCTTTAACCATCTGAGTCATAGACCCCCAAACAGTGCCAGCTTGTGAAAGCAGGGAGCCGTACATGCTTAATTGATCATCACGCTGCATTTCTGCCAACTCCTTGGCTTGCATGTTGTAATCCACATCAATTGCGGCCATCGCATCCCGGTATTCTTGATGTGCCTCAAGCAAAGCATCATAACGCTCATCGTCAGTCGAATAAGCATCACTGGTCATGATGTCCTGCTCAACACCTACACGCTGATTTTTAAGACTAGCCTGAGCATTAGATCGGTCATTTGCCAGCGACCATCGATCATAATCTTGCGGCGACATTGTGGCTTGAGCAAAGATTTCATCAACACCATAGGAAAGGCCTTTGATGCTGTCTCGCATAGTTTGCTGCACATTTTGAGCATGGAATCTGGCTTTTTGAAGCTCAATAGCGTACTGCTCATCGAGAGCCTTGAGTTTTAATTGCTTAAGCTCATCATTGTATTTGCCAGACTCATTCACAATAATTCGCTGAGTTTCATAAAAATAATCAAGCTTCTGCTCTTCAGACCATTTAAAGGTATTAATTTCCTCAGTGATCTGACGAAGATACATCTCCTCTTCATATTCATAACGAGCTTTTGCTTTGGCTAGATATTCAGATTCTTGTGACCCAAAATTGGCTTTTTGGATTTCCTCAAGTTCACGCTTAAGATCAACAGCGAATTTTGCAAAGTCATCCATGTAATCGTAGGAAATTGAATCACGCGCTCGGGCTTGCTCTTCAAGTAGCCTGTTTAATTCTTGCTGAGCTTTATTGTTTTCCTTGGTAGCTTTAGCGGCATCATTTTGTTTTTTAATCCACTCATCAGAGCCTTTTGTTACACCAGCCTGACTGTTTTGGATTTTTGCCATAGCTGAAACAGACTGATTAACAGCATCGTTATAGATGCGGTTAATGGAGTTTGCGACATCATCTGCAACTTGGGCATTATCCTGAGCCGCCATCTGGACAGGACTACTTTTATTCACTTGGGCATTTGTGGCACCCAAAATAAATGCCTTGGTAATTTTAACACCCGGCAACTTATCAAAAAAACTTCCGCCTTCTGCCGCCTTATCTACCATCTGTTTGGACTGAACAGCTTGAGCTGCAAGTCCCGCGATAGAATTGGAAAGCATTTTTACAACAGCATAAACCCCCATGCCTGTTGCAGCCACGCCTTTAAATACCTCACCAAGTGTTTCACCAGCATCTGACATTAAATTAGTTTGCAACGTGGCGTCAGAAAGACCATCACCAACTGACACAAGTGCCGGCATTAAGCCTTGAATAAATTGATTTTTAACGCCTTGCACTTGTAGATTAAGCAAATCCATCTGAACACGAAGCTCATTTGCCTTTTCTATGGCGTGCTCATCCATAATTACACCAGCACGTTCAGCAGCATCAGCCCAATACTCGAAACCTTTACCGCCATCTCTTAAGAGCGGGATAAGGTTGGTTGTGTCGGATGCCATGCTTTCTAAATAGAAAGACATTTGTTGCTGAGTAACACCTGCCTCTTCAAGTTTATCTACATAAAGTTGTAGTGCTTTGGGGCCTGAAAGATTTTGCATTTCAAGCGCCAACTTTCTTGCAGCTTCTGCCGAGCCCTCTGTTTTAATAGCAATCTGCTCAAAGAAATCAACAGCACCACCAGAACCAATGGTAATGAATTCACCCAACTTTTCATTGAAGTCTTTTAACTGGTCAGATAGCTTTTCCGAGCTGATCCCCATGGTCTCAGCGCCCACAGCCATTCTCTGAAATTCTTGTGTTGTTGTATTTGAGATGGAAGCAAAAGTCTGTAGCTCACGAGCGGCATTTGCATATTCGTTTGCCATGGCAAGCACACCAGCACCTACAGCCGCAGCGCCTGAGACAGCTATTGCACCATAGGTTAGTACACTTTTTTTCATCGCATCAAAACTGGTTACGGTTTGTTTTTCTGCCGTTTTAATTGGCGCTGTAAAGCCAGCGGTTCTGGTTACCAGATCAAGGGTTAATGTTCCCAGTTTTGTGCTCATATAAAACCTCAGGCAATAAAAAAGCGCCCTTTCGGACGCTTTGCTGTTTATCTTCTATGTAATTAATTCCATTCCAAGCCACTTACATCAAATGTAAACTGCTTTTTCCCCTGCTGATAAAAGGGCACTTCAATTACTAATTTTTTGCTATTTTTCAGCTGGCTTATAATTTTACTTTCGGTTTTATCATAAGCAACAAACAGCAAGTCTGAAGCGTGACTATCAGGCTCAGACATGGTTATTGATTGCACTGCGCCATCATCGAATTTAAAGGCAGCCTCGCAATTTTGTATTCCACAAAGAATTTGACCCTTGGTGATGCTCACCATCACATCAACTTCTGAACCGCGCTTTCTTAAAGCCAGTATCAACTTTGATCCACCGTTGTATGGAAAGTCAAAATCAACCGTATTGGTACTAACTGTGGTTGCAAATCTAGTTTCAATCCCTCGCATCTCATCTTTGGATGCTTCGTATTGCCAATTTTTTGGTTTTACATTTTCCGATTCTGTTGCTTGAGTTGTCGACACTACCCCTGATGATGTGCTAGGCGTCTTATCGGAATACATCCAAATTATGGCAGCTAATCCCAAAATACCCACACATACCCAAGTTAAAACACTAGTTTCCTTTGGCTGTTTTGCACCACACATTGGGCAACTTTCAGCCTTATCACTTACCGGCGCACCGCATTCCTTGCAAGGCTTTATAGCCATAACTCACCCCGAATATTAATTATTCAAGACAAGATACTAATTATCAGGTGAAAAAGAAACCAAGCTAACCTGATTTCTTCTTAATGGCTTGCATGCGTTGCTCTTCAAAGGTTAGCTCTGGAATTGTTTCATGCGGCATAAAGATGCGAGCATCAACACGCTTGTCCTCTTCAACCTTGCCATTGAAATAAAGCGCGTACAGATTACCCGCGCCCTGCTCTATGCGACGACCCAAATTAAATGAGCCGTACTTATTTCGATAAGCCTGCCAGACCCTTAGTTCTTTTGGAGTGATTTTCTTTTTGGCTTGCTCAATGGTTCTTCCACCGATTCCGTTGAGGACGAGTTCACACCAGAGTTCGTGCTCTTCAACTTCAATTTGTTCTTTCCCAAAAAATCATTCACTTCATTCGAAGCATCATGGATTGCACCAATAATGGCTGGGTGGAGCTTTCCGACTTCTTCAATGGTAGAGCACAAAGGCTTCTTCGTATCAGCATTAAAGACTGTAAGCAAAACCCGTCGCTTCACAACATCCGCGACAGTGATTTTTTCAGGATCTTCGCCTTTAAACATATTCGTCACTTCATCGTAACTTAGTGCCTTAACCAAAATATCCACTTCAAACTCTTCATCATTAATAATGAATTTCGGAGACTTTGGCGATAGGTCGGATAGGGCTGTGCTGGAAAGCGCTAAAAGTTCGGATGTATTTAATTTAGCCACCTGTCACCACCTTAAACTCATCAGTTACTTCAGTTTGGCGCTTCATCGGCACCGTATGGTTTACCAAAGCATCAGCATCAAATACTGGTGAACCTTTACGCAGAATTGCGCGGAAAGACGACCATGTACGCCCTGTTGGCAGAGTTACAGCACTACCAGTAATGGTTGGTGGTACATCACCATCAGACCAGCCCACATACACACCAACTTCCGCACGATCTGCTGCAAGCTCAAGCAATTTCATGTGTGAAAGGTTTTTAGGATCGGTGTCGATTTGAATCGAACCTTCACCCGGTGTGGTTAAGCCCCAGTCTGATGTTGCTGTGGTTTTTTCTTCCAAGCAAGTTGTACTAATTTCTGTGGTACTGTCATCGCCAAGCGCTAGTGCTTTAATACAGTCCATCTTTGTAAGTGTTGGAGTATCGCCATGTAAAATCCATACATGAGTACCCTGAGATAAAACACCTTTCTTCGCCATGAGTAGCTACTCCTCAATTTTAGGCATAAAAAAAGCACCCGGTTGGGTGCTATGTGGAAAATTCTAT